GAGCTGGCCCAGCATAAGGTAAAACTAAAATTCTCCAACCCGTAGGCTGAGGCATTCTATCTAAAGTAGATTTATCTATTGAATTTGGATTGAGAACTTTCTCAACCACTTCTTTGTCTTGGTAAACGTCTTTTAAACCTTCATGTGTAGAAGGAATATCAGTTGTTACTGTCGTCGTCATCTTCACTATTCTCCCGTTTCAGCAGGTCATTGAGATCCTGAAGCAGAGTTTCTAAAGCTCTGAGTTGACCTCTAGCATAGTGAAGTTTATCAAGCGTGTCTATACCATAGCAAAGATCTTCCTTTATTAAGGTTAGCCGCTTGTTTATTAATTTTTTTATATCTTGAACTGTATCAATACTTAGCATTTTGTTAATGTACGTATAATATTATACTGTTCGTTATTGTCAAATTGTTTTCCAAGACCAATTTTATGTGCCCATTCTTTTGCATAAGTTCCTTTAATAAATATCTCTGTTAAATCTTCTCCCCATTTTTCTACTCCCTTTTTAAGATATTGTTCTCGTCTTAATCGTTCTTGTTCTGTAGATTCAGCACCATCCCAAGAAGACTTACCATGAAAATGTAATATAAATGGATATACAGCTAACATTGTTTTATAACCTTTAATGGCAGCTCTAATTCTATAATCCATATCTTCTCCACCACAATTAGAAAAGGTATGATCAAAATAACCCACCTCACTATGTACTTGATAAGGTATTCTAGCTAAATACATTTGCATAAATATACGTTCACATAAGTCATTGAATTTAAATTGATTTTGATGAAAATCTACAATAGCATCTAAATAACTTTCCTTACCTAAATACTCTTCAAGATACATTGTTGGAGCCGTTGTAAAGTTTGGACTTTTATACATAAAGTTTACATTACAAACTGGAATTAAAATCATATCATCTTTTTGTTTTAATACTTCTAACCAGCCTTTAGTAAATACAACATCATTAGTAATTACCACGAAATGACATTTAAATTTCTTAGCTATTCTTAAACCTTTATTAAAGTTTGTAGCCCAAGCCTTTGGTGTTTTATTATTAATATAAATATCTATTGGATAATCTTTTCTAAATGCATTAGTGCCATCATTATTTACAAATACAAATATGTCGCCTTGTTCTAATTTAGTATGTTTAAAAAAACTATCTAGTGCTAATTTAGAATATTGTTCTGTAACTTTAGAACTAACAAAACAGAATACGTGATTCATACTATTTTTTCTAAAATAGTTAAACCATTATTATTAGTAAATATTTCTTTTACTTTCCAGTTTTGATTTTCTTTTAAAAATTCTTCAATAGCTTTATTTAATTCAACGCATAAAGTTGTATCGTGAAACATTAAATATTTATTTACTTTATGACTATGCATTTTTAATTCTTTAGAACATTGTTCATAAGTATGAGCTGTATCAATAAATAATAAATCAGTTTGTTCTATTTCTAATTTATCTGCAATAGTATTAACACAAGTAAATGTAAAATCTTTTTGAGTATCTTTTGCTGATTGAAAATGAATTTCTAAATTATTTATAATGTTTTCTATATCAAAACATCTAATTACTTTTGCTCTAGAAGCTAACCATGCCCAAGTACTAACTCCTGTTCTAACTCCAAATTCAGTAATGTGATTACATTCATTAGCATATTTATGCATTGTAGCAATATGTTCGTTAATATCTGATTTATGCCATTTAGAAAAATTAAAACTAAAATCTGTAATGTCATCTATTTTTAAATTTAGATTGTATGTCATATTAATTTTTTAGTCCAAGTCTTTGGAGTTTTATCATTTATAATTTCTATGTCTAGATGATATTGAAAGGCCCGTGGTCCGTGGTCCTTGATATATTCATATGTTTTCCTAATACCATCCTTTGTATTAGTCATCGTCTTATATCCTAAAAGTTTTCTGGCCTTGTCAGATGAACAGGTTGCATGTTTAACTTCTTGTGGACGATCTGGTACATAGACAAAATCTCCGTTGAAACCAGTGAGATTGGCACACGTCTCAGCGACCTCTTTAATTGTGACGAACTCTTCGTCAGGCCCGATGTTAATGACTTGGCCCACGACACACGGATCATCGACCATTTTTAATAATGAACTTAAACAATCATCTACATACGAGAAACATCTAGTTTGTAATCCATCTCCATAAATAATTGGAGGTTTGCCTTGAAGCATACGATTAATAAAAATAGATACAGCATTTCTAAAGGGATCATCATATTTTTGATTAGGCCCAATAATGTTATGTGGAACTGCAATAACTAATTCTACGCCATGAACCTTGCATAAGGTTTTTAATATTTCTTCTCCAGCAACTTTAGATATACCATATGGATCTACTGGTTTAGTTGGCATGTCTTCTGTAAATGGACTTGGTTGATCTCCATATCGTGCCATAGATGAACAATAGATAATTCTTTTTACACCATTTTGAATAGCCGCTGTTGCAACGCCGACTGTTGCCATAATATTATTTTGTGTAATTGTATAAGGAGAAAATACAGATAATCCTTCATGAGCTGTTGCTGCACAATGAAACAATACATCAATGCCTTTTGTAATTTTAAGCATTGATTTAAAATCTGAACAATCTAATTTATAAAAATTATTTAAAAATGGAATGTTTGCTTTATCTCCACCTAATAAATTATCTACGCCAATAACTTCGTACTTTCTATTAAGAAGTTCTTTGCAAATATGTGAGCCTAAAAATCCTGCGGCACCTGTGACTAAAATTGTTTTGGTCACTATTCAATGACTTTCTTTTCTCTTTTGATATGACCTAATACAGTTCCTTTGTGCTCACCTTCTTTAATAGTATAACCAGAAGTTCCATTACCATTAATCTCAACTTCTTTTCTACTTCTAAGCAAAGCATTATTTTTCTTTTCTATTTCTTTATTAGAAAAGTTTTTAGCTATTAAGTCTTTTAATCGTTCTAACATTAGAATGCCTTTTCTATTTTTACTATTGGTTTATCTATACTTGGTGAATTTATATTATTGCATGAAAAAAGCAATAACAAAATAACTAGGTATTTCACTACCCGTTTTCTTGGTCTTTTGGCTGTGGTTTATTAGCCATAGTTCTAGCAACAGATTCTGCAGAACGACCTACAACATAACCCCCTAGACCTATTTGTAATAGTGTCCAAACATCTCCTGGTAATTCTATTGTAATAGATGCTTTAAAAAAGAATAATATTACAGGCCCTAATACATAATTCCATACTAATATAAAAATTAATACGTACATTAGTAAAGGTCTCCAACTAGCTGCAAACCAACCAGCTTTTGCTTCGGCCTCTATAACTCTAGCTGCTGCAGTTAACTCTTGAGTATGTGATTGCAACATCTGCGTTTGCAGATCGTTTTTTAATTTAGCTGCAAGATCTTTATCTGCTACTGCTTTATCTACAGTATTAAATAAAATTTTTGCAAGTGGGGCTATAGCTTGTAATACAGGTAACATATTACAATTTTTTTAAGTTTTTATCTACTGGTGGTATTTGTGGCATAGGTCCTTTTAAAGGAGGTGGCCCAAATCGTTTACCTAGTTTTGGTTCTTTTTGTTTTTTAATCATTGTCTATTTTGTTTCTCTCTAGCCAAATTAATTTTTTCTTTAGCAATATTTAAACGATCATTAGATTGTCTATCTTTAATTTGAATCTCTTGTTGTTTCATTAGAGTATCTACTTTAAACTGAGAAGCATTTAATGCATTATCTGTTAAAGTATTACTTTGTTTAATTTGTAAATCCATAGCTTTAAGATCTAATTCTCTTTGTTTCAATGCAACTAGTGGATCTACTTTCTGTTCACCTGCAGCTTCTGCCTGTTGTAGTTGTGCAGTAAGTTCTACAGTACGTTGAGCAATTGCTCCATTCATTTTAATTGTAAACATTTCTGGATTAGCTTGTGATAACATTTGGTCTTCTGGATTCATAGCCATCGCTTCTACAACTTCTTGTGAAGCTTTTTGTGAAATGTGTTCTGATATATGTCCTTGTAGTAATGCATATACTGCAGGATTAATTTGTACCATTCTTGTTTTAATAAACAATGAGTGAGCTGTTATATGTGCATCATGATCTTGTTCTGGAAAAGCAGTTGGTAATTTCATTTGTAATGCTTCCATGTTTTCAATAGCAGGATCTTTTGGAATCTTTAAAGGTTCTGGTTTTAATAATTCTTCTATGTTCTGAGTTCCTAATGCTTGGTACACTCTTCTGTACGCTTCTCTAATATCATGAATCTCTGGAGCAGAGATTGCAATCTTTAATGTTTCATTAGCAAGAGTTACTCTTTGTGCTAAAGAAAATACATTTGGATCTGCAACTGGAATAACATCTACTCTGTCATCAAAGTCAGTAAGTTTTACAAAACGATCTCCACCATAAACTGCATATGGATATACAGGTGGTAAGTACGTTGCAAATATTTTATGTAACAATCTAAATTCAGTTCTCATAGAATAATAACAACGTTTGTGTATAGCTGACATTACTCTTGAACCTCTTTCTAATAATGCAATGGTAGTTCCAACAGCTGCTTGTTGATTACCATCTCCAACTTGAATATCTGCTATTGCTGCAAAACGTTGTCCTGCTTCAACACAAAAGCCCATTAATTGAAACAGAGTTGCACTAGGTTCTTTAAATGGAAGTAATTGGAATTGATCTTTAATGTTTCCGCCTGGTGCATCTACGTCTCTAAACTCACCTGGTTGAAATGGTTGATCGTCATCTCTAATTCTTAAACCTCTAGCTTTAAATCCAGCAGGTAAGTTTGCTAATGTTCCAGCATCTAACAATTGTCTTAGAGCTTGAGTTGCTGATCTAGATAATCCACCAATCATGTGAATTAATCCAAATCCATAGAATCCTAAACCTGGTAAAAATTTAAAATGTACAAAGTAATCTTTTCTAATCTTTAATGGATCATTCTCTTCATAGTTTCTATAGATAGATAATATCTTTTGTGATCCTTCATCTAAAGTTACGATATATGGAATCTTAACATTTTTATCTTTACTATTAGAAGTTTTTTCAAATTCTTCTAAATCTAAATCTACATGCATCTCCAATATATTAAATTGAAAATCTATATTATTACCTGGAGATTGAGTGCCTTCTAATTGATTATATTTTTTTTGAATATCACTCTCTTGTGGATTTGTTTCTTGTAATTCTACATCTCTATAAAAACCAGCTTCTTGTTTCTTACGAATATCATTCTCAGACATTTTAATAACATGTGTAATTCTTTCACAATCTTTTAAATCTGTTGTGTAATATGGAACTACTAAATCTTCTGCAGGTACAAATTTAGATACTGCACGACCCATGATTTCATCATAGTAAATTTTTTTAAATGCAGATCCTGCAAGTGGTAAATAAAATAATAACTGATCAAACTCTGGAGTGTATTCTTCCATCTTCTCCATTAACATAAAGTTCATAAAATCTTCTACACGTTGAGCTTGGTTTTCTCTTTCTTGATCATCTTCACCTACAATCTGTGTGCGAACAGGTCCTGATGCTGGTAATAATTCTTTATAAGCTTGTGCTTGAAATTGTGTAACCGCTTCTGCAAGTAATGGATGAGTTACGCCTGATGCTCCTTGAAAAGGTCTTGTTTGATCTCTGTATCTAAATCCTAATAGATCTAAACCACTTACATAACCTTGTTCCCAATCTTGTCTAGATTCTTTATCTCGTTTGTAATCACTTATTAATGTGTAAGAAATTTTTCCTAACATTCTATCATCCATATCTTCTGCAAGGTTACGATAGAAATCTTCTTTAGGTTCCTCCATTACAGGAACTTCTTGTCCTTCAACTTGAATATTTACAGGCTCTGCTGGAATAGACATGTCCGTTTGTACAACGGAAGGATCTATTTCTCCTATTGGATTGTTATCTTCAATTGCCATACAAATCTTTTATATTAAATTACACTAATGTAAAGTTAATACATTTTGGTTTTTTTACGTCTATCATTCATTACCTTGCCACAGCCTCTAGCAATAAATTTACCTTTAGCTGCACCCATGTAATTCAAATGAGGTTGATCCATTAGTCCACCTTCTTGAGCTTTTTGTGGTCCTTTAAATGGTGTGTGGTATTCATGTCTAATTTCAAATTCAGTATCTGTTTCTGTAGGCTGTCTTACAGCTCTACCTAAATAAGCCTTTTGAATTTTTTTCTTAGATTTATTCATACCACCTTTTTCATAATGCTCTACTGGATTATATTCTCTAGTTGAGTCTTCTCTAAATAATGAATTTAAATATTCAAAG